TGCTTGAGTTTGCACACTGCTTTTGGTCTGCCCGGCCACAAATCCTGCCAGGGCACCTGCGGCCACCTGACCATAAAAGATCGCATCCGCTTGTATTTGCGTCACTGAATCTGGAGTGGTCATGGTAAATCGTTTGCCCGACGGAAGAGTATAGGTAAACCTGTTCATTTAGTTTTCGGCCTTGATAGAAACACCGTCGGGCAAGTTGGGTGTGTCAGGCGGTGGTGTATCTAAATCATCGCTGAGCGTGGTTGTTGCATTTACACCTTGATTGTGATAAGGGTAGGGTTCGTGTGTAGGAGCCCGTGTGCAGATGCTTTCTGTGCCTGTGGGTGATACTGCCCAACCTGTGCTGGCGTTGTATTCTGTACTGGGTTGCAGATACTTGGTAATGCCTTTGGGTGCCGACACTGGCAGTCCAGGTCCACTGTTGAGCAACAACACTGTGCCTTTGAGACTGAGTGCGGCCTTGGCGCTCCAACTCCCTAGCTGGCTGTCCAGGCTCAACGTGCTCTTGCTCTTGATACCTATACTGCCTTGACTGAATATGGTCATTTTGCCTTTGTTGGCCACATTGAGATCTTCTTCGGCTTGGAGAGCCACTTTTTGTTTGGCTCTCATGTTGAGATTTTCACCGGCATAGATATTGACATCTTTGTCGGCATGTAGATTTATTGTGCCATCAGTGCGCAAATTTATGCTGTTGGTGCTGTACACATCCAAGGTGCCTTCTTGACCCAGTTCCACCCAGCTTTGGCCATTGGCATGGCAAATGTAGAAACAGTTGCCGTCGTCACTCATGGTTATCTGATGCCCTTTGCTGGTCCTGATCCTGATGAGATTGTCCTCGCCGTTGAGATCGCCATCGTCCATGACTATGCTGTGACCGCCACGACGTCCTATGATCTTGGCTGCGCTGGGTGGTAGTCCTCGTAGTTGGTTGGCATCTATGCCTTCGTCGCCTCCGGTGCCGGCACCAATACCTCCGGCATAGATAGCACGACCCGGTGTACTGATACCATAACAGTTGCTGGGACTTTCACGTTGACTGGTGCTACCGATGGTGCCACGTATAGGGTCATTGATCAGGCCTTGTTGAAACAAGATACCGGCCACGTAGCTGTGAACCGGTTTGGGTTGATCAAAGTATTTGGGATTCTGACTGATCCGTGTGTCAGTCACATTGATTTCTGTCACAGGCAGTCTGGCACTGCCAGCAAAATAACTGGCCTGTGCTGAATTTTGGGTTTGAGCCTGACTTTTGGGCACGCTGCCAATGGCCGGAACCATGTGTGTGGCATACAAGGAGGGTACACACCCTACATAGTAGGCCATGGCTTCTCCACTCACTTGCAGGATCAAGACCTGTGTGCCTAGATCGGGTGGCGTGAACCACATGCCGTAGCTCTGTGGATTGCCTTGCAAGTAAGCTCCTGTGCCGGCTTGGGCTCCGACAGGTGTGGTGCCATAGAATGGTGGACAGTAGACCACGGTCTGCCAGTTGGCTGGATTGTTGGGATCAGCTGCACCACGATGTTGCACATAGACCTGCAAACGTCCCGAACGTGCTGAGTCCACGTTGTTTTTGACCACACCAAGATAGGCTCCGGGTGGTAAAGGATCTCGGTAGTTGCTTGGTAACTGCGAAGTTGACGGGGTTTGTTCACTCATTATGCATCATCCTTGGCTATGATTTGTGGTCCTTGACTGGTTGATCCTGGATCTGTTCCAGCCAGGCCGGCAAACACGTCAATGTCACCGGTGCTTTCTGGAGGCTCAGGTGGATTGGCCGGTTGTGGTTCGGGTATGCCAGTGGTGTCATAGGTCGCGGCTGTTGGTTCGTAAAGGTCACCATACTCGTTGCGTCTAAGGTCACTGACCTGCCCGGTTTCATCCTGTATGGCATAACCCAACGAGCCATCATAGGGCAATGAAGTTGGAACGCCGGTTGTTCTGATACCAGGTGTCACTGTGCCGGCTCCGGGCACATTGGCCCTGCCGCTGGTTGTGGTTGCGGCGGCGCGATTGGATTGTGTGTTCTTTTCTGTTACCAATTTGCCTTCCAATTCTTGTTCAAATTTGCCTTTGCTGAATACGTTTTTACATTTGGTGGCCTGGAACGTGTAGTATTCCTGTGGTTGTCCACCGCGTCGTTGTTTGTTTACATCTACCAGGCCTGTTGCGAGATCGTAGTCATCAGGTGTGTTGAATGCCACGCTGAACATCACGGCCTGACTGTCATAATTTATGGTTCCATCTGCATTGAATGGATTAAAATCAAAGGTTCTGGCCGTGACTCCGGTGGCAACTTCGCCCTGTTGCATCCAGGCCGGATCGCCCACAATGCGCAATTTGACCTGGCTCAAACTTTTGGGATCGTAGAAAAAACTGGCAGCGCTGTCGCCAGGTGCGTTGGCATAGTTTTTTGCTCCGGTGGCCTGATCACTGCTGGTGGCCATGTAGATATAACGATTCTGATCACGGAAATCAATCCGACTGGGTGGCTGTGGGTTGGGTCCAGTGCCGTTCATCACTATACGGAATGTGTTGTTGTACTGCTGTTCATACAGCAGGATCTGAGTGTTTTCACCAGTAAACCAGTAGTTGTAGGCCTTGTGGACACCGCGGTATCTGCTGTCAGGAAAATAGATGCTGGTCATCTGGCCCACTGGATAGGGTGTGATCAAGAATGTCATTTTATAGGCATGATCTCTGATGATATTGTCATAGGCCAGCCATTCCACGGCTAGGTTTATTTTGTACCAACGCATGTCACCGGATCCGGGTTTGACATTCCTTTTTTGCTGTTGTATGCCGGTCACAGGATCTGTGGCTGTTGATACTTCAACATTTTGTTGATCAGTGATATAACTGCTGTTGCGCATGACATCATCTATGACCTTGATGATCTGGGTGCCAGCTTCGATGGGCCAGGTCCTACCGGAGCGATTGACTTTGTTTTCTGCAGGATTAAGTTTGCTTGCGGAGTTAGGCGTTTGCATGGGTGCCGTAGTGGTATCCTGTGGTCCTGGGCGTTGCACAGTGCTGGCGCCAATTTCGGGTGGTGCAAATTCAATCACATACTGATCGGCCACTTGACGCTTTTTGGCCTTGATCAGATTCTGCTGATAGGTGTTGAGAGCTTCACAAAGTCCAGTGAATTCGTTTTCTTTGGCCGCTGTGGGTGCTGCCGAGGCATTGGGTGCTGCCTGATTGTTATTGTTGATTTTTTCCAACAACTGATTTTTAACAGCCACGGTTCCGGGAGTGTCGCCTCCATATACTCTAACTGCCCCGCGACCAGTGTTGCCAGTGGCATCCAGCGCTGCCTGGGTTTCCTGTTGTTGTTGAACTCGCTGTCGACTGATACCTGGCATAGAATCTTCCTATTATGGAGCTACCACATTAAAGGGACTGGTGGTTGAACCAGTGAAGTTACCATTGGCATCAACTCCGGCATTGGATTGATCAATGACCACCGATGCGGCCACGGCTGCGTTCACTGGAGGAGCTGGACGATCTTGGCGAGCACCTGGATCGGCTTGATTGGTGCCATAGGTAGTGCCCACAGGACTGCCTGTGAGTAGTTGTTGCACGGTTTGCCCGGTCATGACAAATGGAAACGGCACAGTGCCACGGTCCGTGGTGGCATGCATGCTATAAGACTGTGGTTTGGCTGTGATTGAGTACTCTATGGCACGGTTGGCCACGGTGAATTTGATGTCTGTGATCCTGAAAGGATAGTACTTGGTTATCACATCAGTTTTGCCATAACCGGTCTCGGTGTTAAAACCGCCCTTGACAGGAGCCACGATATTGCCATCTTTGTCGTAGCCGTAAAAAGAAATAACCAAGCAATAAAAGGCCGCTACGTAATTTGGAGTCTGATTGGTCACTGGTGCTGTGGCAGATGAGGCACCATTGTTGGTAGTTGTGGCCTGTGGTTGTTGTGCTCGACCGTAGGCGGAAACCACGGCTCGGAACAAGTTTTCAATCAAGGTTATACCATTGGGTTCAACCACCTTAAACCTGATATCCGTGGCTATGTTGGCCAAGTTGCTGCCGCCGCCAATTATTCTAGTATCAATTTCCAGATCGTCCATGTAGTAGTCAAGTGGAAACGCTGGACTGCGACCAGCAATGGGTGCTCCTCCACTTTGCATCAGCAACTGCCAGCCAGCCGCACTGGGTTTCTGACTTCTTTGCATGGCATTGAACTGCTGTGGGGTCAGCAGATACCAACCAATGTTGTAGGTATAACTGCTGTACTGATCCAGCTGATTGGGCTGGGTGGGAATCAGCTTGTTTAGTGCGGCTGTGGATGTGCTGATAGATACCTGATTAGATGCACCAGTGGGTGTAGGATTATTGTCAGAATTGATACTACGTCCAGAATTGGTGGCCGTGCCTGCTCCTACACCACCATCTGTAGGAGCCTGCAAACCTCCGGCATCATAAAGTTCACCTGTTTCAGGATTTCGTCTTATTGACCCCACCGCTCCTGTTTCGTCGGGCAGAGGAATTCCAACATTGATTCCGTTCTGGGCACTGGTGGCCTGTGTTTGCTCTATGGTTCGCACAGGTTGGTTGGTTCCGGTCTCTACGGCCGGATCAACTGGGCGAGCCAACACTGTGCGCCCTTCGTAACGGTTGTATTCGTCGGTGAATTGTGCCAACTGGGCTTGCAAATCAATTATGTAATTTTCACCACTGGCTATCTGTTGTTGCAATCTGCCCGCATCGGGGCTGTTAGGATTGGCCGACAACAAGTTTTGATCACGTGCTATGTTGCTTCGAGTAGTCTGGATCAGACTGTTGATTCGTGCTATTTCAGCGGTCCATGGATTGGCCATGTCAGAATCCCAACACTGTTTTCAGTGTTTCCAACTTGGGCAGATAGATAGGAACGCCGGCTTCAAAATCCATGGGCGGTGCTGTCAGTGAGTTAGGATTGCGTTGATAAAACACCCACCATAGGCCAGCATCACCATAAAGGTCATAGGCCAACAAATCAGGCCTATACTGGAAGGTGGTGTTGATGGTAAACAGGAGATCATCTGTGGCCCTGGGTATGGGTCTGTTGGTCATGACATCCAAGAAGAATTGGCTGTAGCCAGTCAAGAAATATGGACTGGTCGAAGTGTATTGTCCGGCCATTACCAGAACCCTCCTCTAAGTAGTTGTCCAGAAGCAAAGTTTTTGAGACTGAACTGCGTGCTGACCTGCTGACGTGTTTGTACCGGATACAAGATCAGATCAATGTCTATCTTGCTGGGCACATATGTGGGATTGGAATTGATCAGCTGTTGCAGAGGCGCTGGCAAGGCGTTCTGCGCTCCTGGTGGCAAAAAGGCCTGGGCCAATCTGCTGGCAGTGGGCCCAAACGAATTTATGGTTGTGGAAAAAAGATTTTGCAAGGGAGCCAGGTTCAGGCCAAGATTGTTGGGTGTGCCTGAACTGATGTAGTCAACATCGGCTGGCAACTTGTAGTTGAACTGACTGACCAAGCAGGGGTGATTGTTGTATTGGAAATCTCCAAGTCCACTGAGGAATACCAAAGGAGGAGGACTTCCTTTTTGTGCATCCTGGCCATAAAACATTTTGGTCACACTGCGGAAAAAATGTATCACAGCCAACACATATTGTGCATCTGATGTGCTTTGGGCCGTAAAGGTGGCATTCATGGTGATTTGATCCATGTAACTGTTTTTGTAAAAATAGCCACGATAGTTGCTGTGTATTAGATCATAGCTACTGTAATCGGCCTTGTAGGCTGTGCTGATGGCTGGAGTGTAGGGGAACACCACACCATTGGTCACAGACAAGGGTGCCAGGATACCAGGACCGTTGGGATTATCTTTGCTATATCCGGCCTTGTACAAGTAGTTGGCGCCAGGCGCTAAACGCAAGGTAACACGCCAGTCATTGTTCTGCGGAAACGTGGCCTGGGCCAGACTGGCATTGGTTGGTTGATTTCGAGCCTGTATGGTGCCCACCTGTACTTCACTGCTCCTGAACGCTGCCTGTTGCGCATCTTCGTCTCCGGGTGCGGCAAATGTCTGGAATGGTCGCTGTTGCGCATCTTCGTCGCCGGGTGCAATGCCTGTGGTAAAGGCGAATTGTTGCGCATCTTCGTCACCAATGACAGAAGGAGCAGTACGCACATCTGCGATGGGCACAGCTACTTCATTTTGACTGCCGTAGCCGTCGGTGTTGCCGGTTTCTTGGAATTCATTAGGGGTTACCTGGTCGGCTGGAATTATCTGTTCATTGGCCTGGGCGGAATCTGTTTGTTGCGCTTCAGGATCTACCTGTGGGCTTACCGTATTATTTCTGGACTGTGTAACAGGCCCACTTGTGCTATCGGAGACTACGGTATTGTTGCTTTCGGCCTGTTGTGCCTGCTCCAGATTGGCCAGGTCTTGATCATACTGGGATTTTAAGGTATCAGCAAAGGATTGCGCACTGTTGACCAGGCGATTTCTTGCATCCAGAAATTCCTGTGTGCCTGGCGTGAGTCTACCAGCATCTACTTCGTTTTGTAGTTGTTGCCGGCCAGCAGCCACTTTGTCCAGAGCGTCCTGCAACAGGAATCTTGACTGATTCACGAATTTGTTCGCCGATGCGACTGATAGGGTGACTGCCATGTTTGTGTCCTTGTGACATATTTATTGTTAAAATAAACCACCTATATTATGAATCAGGTTGACAACCTGGCTTTTTGTGCTAAAATAAATAATATCTTAGGAGAATTTTAGTGCCAACCACTGTCACAAGGACCCCAGCAAAAACCAACTATCTCAACAACAGAGACATCTTAAAACAGATACACCTCAGCAAAAATACCTACTGCACCTATCGTGACCCAGCGACAGATCACCAGTATGATATAATTTTGCCCACAGTGGAAAAAATCAATCAAAGAACCACAGCCGAAGCAAGAAGAAATCGTGCAGATCGGATACGACGCGAAACCGGTGTAGACGTTGATCCCAAAAAAATCCCCAACACAGATCTAGTGTTCCGCATAACCTGCTGGGAACACATACCCATGGCACCCAAAAAAATTCCAAAAAGTCAGCAGAAGAAAAAGAAAATCGAAGACATTTTTGAACTGGACGTGTTGGATGAAGATGATCCACTTGCTGAATTGTTGGAACAACCTGTGTTGGATGAAAAACATGTGCGATTGAACTTTCCTCCTTTTTATCACTATCGCTTGGATGAAAACAAGATGCCATACCTTGTGGGCAAAAGCCACTGGCGTGGCGACCTTGACAAGGGCGAGTTTTCAAAAGATCACGGCACCATGACCCGCACCTTGGCCACCATGTTTATGAAATTATGCGAACGCTATGCCACACGATCAAACTGGCGTGGCTATACCTACAATGAAGAAATGCGTGGGCAGGCACTACTACAACTCAGCCAAATTGGTCTGCAGTTTGATGAATCAAAAAGTCAAAATCCATTTGCTTACTACACCGCGGCCATTACCAATAGTTTCACACGCATCTTGAATTTAGAAAAGAAAAATCAAAACATCAGGGATGACATGCTGGAACAAGCCGGACTCAATCCATCGTGGACTCGACAAAATGCTGGCAAAAAGAATCCCAATGCCAGTTCTACGGTGACAATCACTGCCGGAGAAGACTGGGAAACATCCTAGCCGGATAAGTTGCATAATCTATTTTTGTAGTGTATAATTTTAAACTATGAGTCTATTCCAAAAAGTAGCAGTATGCACTGACATCCACTTTGGCCTAAAGTCGAACAGCCTGGTCCACAATCAAGATTGCAGCGACTTCATTGACTGGTTTATCAAGACAGCCAAAGAAAATGGTTGCGAAACTGGCATGTTCTTGGGCGATTGGAGCCATCAGCGTGCGGCCATCAACATGCAGACCTTGCAGTACAGCCTGCGTAGTCTGGAAAAGTTAAGTGCCGCATTTGACCGCTTTTATTTTATTCCGGGCAACCACGACTTGTACTATCGTGACAAGCGTGATATCTATAGTACCGAATGGGCACGTCACCTACCCAACATCCAGATCGTCAACGATTGGTTCCAGGATGGCGATGTTGTGATTGCACCCTGGCTTGTAGGCGATGACCACAAGCGTATCCCAAAACTCAAGGGTCAGTACATGTTTGGACACTTTGAACTGCCGCATTTCAAAATGAACGCCATGGTAGAAATGCCCGACCATGGAGAAATACAGGTTGATCATTTTGGAAACTTTGAACAGGTATTCAGCGGACACTTCCACTTGAGACAGCAAAAGAAAAACATACACTACATCGGCAACTGTTTCCCGCACAACTATGCCGATGCTGGCGACGATCAGCGTGGCATGATGACGCTAGAGTGGGGGCAACAGCCTGTGTTCCATGCCTGGCCTGGACAACCACTTTACAAAGTTTTGAAACTGAGCCAGGTCATAGATTCGGCTCCCAACCTGTTGGCCAAAAACATGCATGTGCGTGTGGAGCTAGACATTGACATCAGCTACGAAGAAGCTAATTTTATCAAAGATACGTTTATTAAAGAGTACGATCTCAGAGAGATGGCCTTGATTCCAGTAAAAAACACAGCAGTAGACACAGACATGGCTCCGGGAGAAGTCAAATTTGAAAGTGTAGATCAGATTGTAACTGATCAACTGACCAATATTGAAAGTGAATTTTATGATCCTAAACTACTATTAAAGATCTATCAAAATTTATAAAAATGCAAATTAAAAATCTTTTAATAACTTCGCACGGCAACACAAACATCAATATTGCGCAAAGATTATTTTCATTAAATTTTAAACCGGATCAGTTGTTTATTACAACACTATCTAATAGAGATAACAAAGGATTTTTAGAATTCTGTAAAACTTATGGAATTAAACATCAAATTATAGATAACATCCAGGATATCACTGATATTGTTAATATATCAAAGTTTGATGTGGGTATATGTGTCAGTGGGTTACCATTTCTAGTTCCCACCTCCGTATTAGAACAAATTTCATATGGTATTATTAATTTACACACCGGCGATAGTAACAAATATCGCGGCAGATGGATAGCACCGTGGTCCATCTTAAATGGAGATAAAGAATATGGATATACCTGGCACTACATGAATCAAGAGTTTGATATGGGGAATATCTTGTTACAAGAATTTTTTCCTATTAAAAAAAATGATACTGCGTTTTCTTTAAATCATAACATTATAATTGACGCTATATTTAAGTTACCAATAGTGTTAGAATTAGTTGGACAACCTGGCACTCTTTTAAGTTCTAAAGGCCACTACTATAATAACGTAGTACCGCATAATGGATTTATTGACCCAACATGGAGTAGCAAATACACAGAAAGATTTATCAAAGCAATGTATCATCCTCCGTATGCGGCTGCAAGGGTAATTGACAAGCATGGTAATATTTTAGAAATTAAAGATTATTATGAATATCAAGAATTTCAAAAAAACTGCAGATAACATGTTTCCAAATCGCCCTTGGCCTGTTGTTACCAATTATATTCATTCCAAATATAATGTTTTAGCTGAGATTAATTTGTTTGAGTTAGATTCTGCTCCGCATAAAATATACGATATTCTTAAAGCATCATATAAAAATCGATACCAACCAACAGATCGAATTTTAATCTATCACTACGATACTGATTTTTACTACACGCAGTCAAGCCCTGGATTTACCGTTTACAATCTTTTAAATTGTTTAAAATTATTAGATATACCTGTGTGTTTTTGTATGTTGTTAACCAATCACTATGGTATTGCTGAAGAAATAAATCAGCTATCCAACGATAGTGTTAAAATGACAATTTTTGAAAGCAATTATCAATTGATGCAGACTGCGCCCAAGGCAAATGCAATCGATGTTAACATTGATCAGATTAAACAAGCATTTATCAATTTGAATGGGGCTCAGCGGCCGCATCGTATATTATTTTTATCATACCTTAAAGAACACAATCTACTCGATAAAGGTATTTTGTCGTGGCATTTTAATAGTCAGATAAACACGCCCCAAATAATTTCAGACAAAGAATCCTCTAGTTGCCCAGTGTCGTTTGTATCTACACGTCCGTTTAGTCGAATCAACACAGATCTAAATTATAATTCGACTAGTCTAAAAGTGCTTAACAATCATGCGGAATTCTTTAAGAATCAAAATTACCAGGATTCGATTATTACCAGTGGGACCAATCAAGATCGATTTAATTTGCCTGAAGTTCAAACTGCGTTTCTGTATGTGTCAGTTGAAACCGTGTTTGAATATCCTTACCCATATCTGACAGAAAAAACTTTTAGAGCAATTTTACACAAAAGACCATTTGTTATTGCCGGTGCTCCGGGGTCAATCGAGCAACTACACAAATTAGGATTTAAAACATTTAATGAATTCTGGGATGAGAGTTATGATGACATCGACGATCCAAACAAGCGTATACAAGCAATCGTGGATATAATTAAACACCTTAGCTCATTTTCTATTGATCAGTTACAACAATTAATGTATAGTATAAAAGATACTGTTGAATTCAACTATAATTTTTATGTCAATGAGTTTTCAACTAGAATTTTACAAAATAGATTACAATCACTTTGATCCAAATTAAAAATCTCACTGTACGTAACTTCATGAGTGTGGGCAATACCACGCAAGGTATAGATTTTGATCGTAGAGACTTGACCTTGGTCTTGGGCGAAAATCTTGACCTCGGTGGTGACGGCAGCCGCAATGGGACCGGCAAGACCACCATTATCAATGCACTCAGTTATAGTCTATATGGGCAGGCTCTCAGCAACATTAGAAAAGACAACTTGGTCAACAAGACCAATGGCAAGAACATGTTGGTCAGCTTGGACTTCAGTGTCGGTGGTAAAGATTATAGAATTGAGCGTGGCCGCAAACCCAATGTGCTGAGATTCTATGTAAACAATCAAGAACAGGCCATCACCGACGAAGCGCAAGGTGATTCAAGAGAAACCCAAGATGCCATAGAATCGGTACTGGGTCTCAGTCACGACATGTTCAAACACATCCTGGCACTTAACACCTACACAGAACCGTTCTTGAGCCTAAAGGCCACGGATCAGCGTACTATCATTGAACAACTGTTGGGCATAACCATGCTGAGCGAGCGTGCTGACCGCATCAAAGAGCATAACCGGCAAACCAAAGAGGCCATACAGCAGGAAGAATTCCGCATACGTGCAGTACAAGAAGCCAACAAACGTATCGAAGAGCAGATTGAAGCCTTGCGCCGGAGACAAACCTTATGGACTACCAAACATGAAGAAGAGATCACAAAACTCACAGCCGCGCTCGAAGAGCTCAAGAAGATTGACATTGAAGCCGAGATACAGGCCCACAAGGCCCACAAAGTATGGGATCAGAAGCGCAAAGACCTTAACGACCTGGCTGGACAGATCTCCCGCACGAAGCTTGATAAGGACCGCGAGAACAAAAGCATTGAGAAGCTTGGCAAGGAGATTGCGACACTTGAAAATCACACATGTCACACTTGCGGGCAGGCTTTCCACGACCATAAGCACCAACAGGTCCTGGCGGGTAAGCAGACTGATCTGGCAAGAGCGCGAGAAGCGTGCCAAGAACATACACAGCTCTTATCAGAACTCGAGACTGCCCACTCCGCCCTGGGCACGCTAGGTAAACCTCCTACCATGTTCTATGATCGTGAGGAAGATGCCATTGATCATAGGTCGAGTCTGGCTGCACTGCAAACGCAGTTGGAAAACAAACAGGCCGAAACCGATCCTTACGGTGAGCAGATAGAAGACATGCAAGGTCAGGCCTTGCAGACTGTAAGCTATGACACACTCAACGAGCTGACTAGATTACAAGAACACCAAGACTTCTTGCTCAAGTTATTGACCAGCAAGGACAGTTTCATACGCAAAAAGATCATAGAACAGAACTTGAGTTATCTCAACGCCCGACTCACATACTACTTAGACAGGATTGGCTTGCCACACACAGTGGTGTTCCAAAACGATCTCACTGTCAGCATCGAAGAACTAGGACGTGAACTGGACTTTGATAATTTGAGTCGTGGCGAGCGCAACCGATTGATCCTGAGCATGAGCTGGGCCTTCCGTGATGTGTTTGAAAGTTTATATCAGCCCATCAATGTGTTGTTTATTGACGAAATGATCGACTCGGGCCTGGATACACAAGGTGTAGAAAACAGCCTGGCCTTGCTCAAGCACATGAGTCGCGAACGTCACAAATCTATTTGGTTGGTTAGCCATAGAGACGAACTAGCCGGGCGTGTAGAAAATATATTACGTGTAGTCAAAGAAGGCGGCTTTACTTCATACAACACAGATGTAGATATTTTATGACCACAACTTACACTGTATTTACAGGGTGTTCCTATACCGAAGGCATAGGGTTGATCAATACCAACAACAACAAAAATCTGTGGGTCAACCTGCTGTATGATTCGTCTGACAATTTATCTAAAACAAAATTATTAAATTTAGGAGCAGGGGGTAGTACCAATCTAGAAATTTTTCAACAATCAATCAACGCCCTATCTACCTATGATTGTAGTTATCTATTTGTGGCCTGGACATCATTGTACCGTTACAAATTTTCCTTGGGCACAGAATTGTATGATGTTGAGCAACATTGGAATGCCAGTACGCCACTGATTGATGTAAACCTCAACCCAGATATAACCTATACCAAAAAATATCTCACTGACATAAAAAATAAATTTTTTTCTTTGCATCATGATCATTATGAAATTGTCAAGGTTCTTGCTTTTACTGCAGCCATAGCCCGTTTATGTAAAAAATTAAATGTCAAAGTATATTTTGTGAATAATATTTTACCATGGGATCCTGGGTACTTTAATACTGTGTCCAATCAAACTCGTGTGCCTTCAAATACCACACCGTACACACAGAAGTTGTTGAATGCAGAAACCCGTGACGACCAAGAATTTTTCAAAATTTATGATGCCATACATCAAGAGTATCACAACACAGGAGGGCTACTGGAATGTCAATGGTTGAATTTAGATCACAGCTTTCGTGACCATTTTTTGTTAGACCTTGGCAACGATGACCTCCATCCAGGAGAACTAAGTCATCAAAAGTTCGGAGAGTATCTAGTAGAAATTTTACAAAAAAAACTAAGTTGAACATCAATGATAACTATAAGCTCATGGCATGGCTGTACGAAAACACCCAAATTGAAACACTACCCGAAGATTGTGTTGGGTTCGTTTACCTAATCACAAACAATGTAACAGGTAGGCGCTACATTGGCAAAAAACTAGCAAAATTCAGTAAGACAACATATAAAGTAGTGAAACTTAAAAACGGTAAAAAGAAACGCAAACGAATACGTGGCAAAATTGAATCAGACTGGCAAACCTACTACGGCAGCAACGATCAACTCAATCGAGACATCGCAGTGCTAGGCTCAGACAACTTCTCAAGAGAAATATTATACTACTGTAGGTCCAAGGCCGAATGTAGTTATATCGAAGCCAGAGAACAATTTAATCGTAGAGTATTAGAGTCAGACGACTACTATAACGGGCAGATAGTTTGCCGAATACACGGTAGTCACATAAAAAACAAACTCACATGACAATCGACATATACATCGGGGATACTAGCAAAAATCTTGCTGCGGCAGCAAGGGCAGCTGATCCAACGGCGTTTTTAATTGATCATTCTAATTTTAAAGAATTTTTAGATAGCCCAAAAGATAATAGCACGGTGTATACTTCATTGGGAGATTTGCCTAAAATTCCAACGGAAACAAAAAAAGTATCCAAATATGACAATGCAGTTTATAGCTTACTTGATTTGGCCGACAACATTTATTATTGCTCACCGAATGTATGGGCCGATGATAAAACTATAGATTTAACTGATGTTACTAACTCATTGCAAGGATTAACGGAATATATTTTATATGAATTTAAACAACAAAAAAATAATGTTTATAATTTAAATTTGTCAAATTACTCTAGTCTAGAATACACTGAATTAGTTGATGCAAGGAAAACAAATAATCAACAATTATGGATTTCAGGATGTAGCTTTTCTCATGGAGTAGGAGTTGACACAAATCAGAGATATGGCCAACTGCTTGCAAACTCTTTAGAATTACCAGTGTCGTTTTTGACCAAAGGATCATCGTCAATACCCTGGGCCGTGGATCAACTTGTTAGATCCGATGTGTGTTCCGGAGATATTGTTGTATTGGGCTTGACTTCGGAGCATAGATTTCCATATTGGACAAACAACAATGCTGTATGGCATGTGTGTGCGAATCAACCCTTTGATCAGTCTGAATATTTGTCATTTACGAATTTATCTGCTAACATGGTAGACCGACTAATTACAGATTCCAATTGTGTCTATCAATCTGTGATTAGAATACATCAACTTGTAAATTTCTGCAGAAAACTCGACATAAAATTATTAATTTTAGGATTGTTGGCGTCGCCGACTTTGGCAGTACATTTAAAAGATATACCCGAGTTTATAAATTATAGAAACTTCAAATTACCAAATTCTACAGTAGACCTAGGAACCGACAATGCTCACCCAGGCCCGCTACAACATCAACTATACGCAGACTTTTGTCAATCAGCATTAAAAAAACTCAATTACATAAACTAGACAGGCAACAACACACTCTGTTTGGTCGGGGTAGCTCGACTCGCAAGGAGGAACGGTGAGATACCCGGTCCGGATGGGCTTGCGTGTGCAAGGCAAATGCTAACTTCAGGCAACAAATGATCAAGGCGCTGTGAAAAAGATACAACCTTGGCCTCGCAGATTTGGGTCTATTCCGGATCGTGCAGGTTCCGTTGACATGTGAAGCTAGAGTAGGGGGTACCGGTCAACCGCCTCCGCCGCGCAAGCGAATCTCTTTGGAATAGATGACTGTTGGACTCGGATAATGTGTCTATGTCAATTCACCCTTAACGGGTGAATTTTGACTGGAAGATCTGGATAATGCGTAAGAAAAACAGATCATGTGTGAGCGATAGCGAAACACATGGATCTCGTAACGAGATCCCTAGCTATACACAACAATGATTTTAGTATTTGCAAATCGAACGAATTCGTGCTATAATTAATGTATATGCAATCTCCCAAAGCATTCATGTTAGGTAGTTTACCTATGTCTTTGAAAGAGTTACCAGCGGCTCCTTCTTTGATTTCATCTGTGGTCAAAAAAAGAGGTTACGATTTTGAGTTTATTGATATTAATCTCAGACTGTATGAATTTTGTGACAAAGACCACACAAGGTATCAAGAAAAAATTGAACTCTTGCAAGGTATACAAAACCCTGTCAGTACCGACGATGTGATAAATCGTTGGGAACAAGAAATCATTGATCTCATATCACCAGCAACCTATCTGATTATAAATGTATTCAGTCATTACAGCCAAGCAACTGCCCTGAGATTTGTAAGGTTGGCCAGACAACAACACCCATCTATGATTATTCTCATGGGAGGAATTGGCAGTCAAAAAAATATCACTGGCACCGATAACGCAAACACAAGACACTGGATCAAGTCCACATTCAAACAGTCAGATGACATAATCTTTGGAAAACTGTTGTTAAACAACAAGCTAATTGACAGCTGGCAATCTGATACCACTACCAGCGAAATAGAAAAATTGTTGACGCAACGCATTACCAAAAAAAATATCACCAGCGACGTTGATTTTGAGATTTATAAATTAGATAGCTATGCATGGGAGGGGCAAAAATCAGTGCCTATATTGGGCAGTTATGGTTGTGTTCGACAGTGCAGTTTTTGTGATGTAATCAAGCATTTTCCAGCCTATAGTTTTATCGAAGCTGATCAACTCAGCAAACAAATTGTCGATGTGTATAATCAAACTGGCATTGGCAAATTTGCCTTCATGGACAGCCTGGTCAATGGAGGCATGAAAAATTTTGAAAATCTTTTATCCAATCTAGCACACAGCAAAAAACAACAGTGGTTGCCAGAAAATTTTGGATGGTCAGGAACTTATATTTGCAGACCTTGGTCTAGCCAGCTTGATCGTATACATCGATTGTTGCCCGAATCGGGTGTAGACAAATTGATAATAGGAGTTGAAACTGGCAGCGACCGTGTTAGATTTGACATGGATAAAAAATTCACAAATCAGGATCTGCTGTACGAGTTGTCGGCATTTAAAAAATTCAACGTCAAAACTGAATTGTTGTTTTTTCCAGCCTGGCCCACAGAAACATTGACTGATTTTGATGAAACACTAGATCTGTTCAGACAGCTGGCCGAATATGCACAAACATACGTGGTTGATTCAACAAGTCTGGGCACATCTGGGTTTAGTCTTATAGACGGAACTCCCATTGACCGGGACAAAGAAAAAATTGGACTCGAGCCGGGTCCGGCGCCGTTTTTGTGGAAATGCAACACAAATCCAGAGTTGGATTTTTGGGAAACAGTGCGTCGCAGACTGTTAATGGCAGCAGTGTGTGAGCATTATGGTCTGCGACTCGGGGAAGAAAATTATTTCAGACGATACCTAAATCTAAATCTAAATCGTTACCGTGATTTAATAATAGATTATTCTGGTCCACTAAAAGAGCATGTCATGAACTTTGATGACACATTGGACAGTTTACCAAATACACATTGTATAAAATTATCTGTGGTAAATTCTGGACAGTTAACAGTTGTTGCAACGATACAAAATATAGTTTATCAATGTCCGCCTGGCATTACAGAAATAGAATTTAGTCTGGTCAAACAGTACAAACAACCTCTGACAGTCACATTTGATTTTGAGTTTGATCACGACTATTCGCCCTGCTGGACACAGTACGACAGCGGCGACTATTATAGTAAAAATGGAATCTACCTACAAAAAATCTTAGTTGATCATAGAGATGTCACGCTGTGGGGATTTAATAAATTTACCAGCCAAGATTTGATCACATCCACAGGAATGCCGGATGATTTTGCCAGTCATGTTAATCAACGATGTGTTATCAATAACACACGCTTGCAATGGAAAATTCCAAAAAACACAAGTTTACAAGCATGGATTTTGAAAAATTTACAGTATGAAGAGTATCAAGAACGTGAAATAATTGATCAACGCCTGAAAAAAGAACTTGACTGGTACTGTCAAAATTGATCTGGCCAATCGCGGAACAAGGCATGCTGTATGTCACCTGCTACAAACTGATTAAAACTTTTGTGTTTTGTTTCGAGTTCGCCTTCAAGCGGAGCAACACGTTTAAAGGCATTGTCCATTTGAGCCATGTCTTGGAACTCCATGAGTATCATCCATTCCGGCATGTCTGCAATGCTACGGAATCCCATTTTGCATCTAGTGATCCTGTAGCTTTGCATTTTGCCTTCAGTTACCAAGTGGTCAAAGAAACTTTTCATTCCGTTGACCCAATCAATATCACTGATATCGCCTTCTTTGTTTGCCCAAATTGTGTATAAGTCTGCCATTATTGTATAGGTCCTAAAATTTCAAAGCCTTCAAGGCCTTGTTTGTACAGGTGCGCTTGATCCAAGTACAAGTATTCAAAACCGCGATCTCTGTAGATAGCACATTCGGTCTTTAAACTCTCCGTGCCCAGTCTAGTGCGCGGATTGTGATAGGTCCATGCAAACTGACTGGCCAATACATTTTTATCATCTAAACGTTTCATCAAACTAAAAGCCACCAGCTCACCGTTTTCTCTGTAACCGATTACATCAGTCATGGTATCAGTGAACTGGCTGTCGAACAGGGGCATGACACTGGCAAAGTGCTTGTAGATACAATAGGTTCTATAGATGTCCCGCAACACAGGTATATTGGGTTCACGCAAGTATTCCCAAGACACTGTGGGTTGATATGTGACTTGATTAAGATTGATTCTGGCAAACTGATAGGTCACAGTCTGGGATCCTTTCTGTGTTGGAATAATTCTTTCAAATAGTTTTCAGGCCAGGTTTCATAAAATCCTTTGCTGGCCATTAACTGTGCTTTGTTGTCCAAGTCACTGAGACATTGTACCAAGGCCAAGGCATAGGTGCCTTGATTCATACTCACACCGTTGACTATCTCAGCACTGTCAGGATGATCCTCCAAGGCCAGCAAGTCTTGGCCCAATAAAAATTCTTGATTAGCCGAGTTGATGTGAGCATGGAACTGCTCG